ACATCATTTTGAACCCAATCCGAATGATAATTTCAGGATGGATAATTGACGCGTCGTTTAGCCGACGCGTATCCGGACTTTCAGTCCGTTAATCACTAACCCACCTACTTTAGTAGGTGGTTGTTTAGTGAATGTAAATACATCATTGAAAGCAAAGCATATTTCCATAGGGCCGTATATTTTATCAATAAATAACTAACAAAGGTAGCATGTAGAAACTGGGGAATAATACGTAATCTAAGACAATAAAAACCTTTCTGGGATATAGTGCTCAAAATTATTGGCTCGAAAATACTCTTCCAACTGTTGACTGGAGTGAATCCCGATTTTGCGATATATTCTTAGCATATGTTCTTCAACCTCATGATAGGCGATATTCAATATTTTCCCAATCTGTTTTTTGGGCTGTTTCTGTAAGAAGAGAAAGATAATATCCCACTCCTGTTGAGTAAAAAGATCGGAGGGGGGCTGGAATAGCAAGGATGGCGGTAATTTATCATAATATTGATGTAGGCAGGTCAATGAATACTCTTTAGCCTTCCACATATGGTACATAATTCCCATACAATGACCATTATCATGATAAAGAGGCAATTTTTCACAAAAATAGGATGACAAAGTTTGCTCTTGCCCAAAAACATGGGTTTCAAGTGAACAGACTCTTTCGCCTTTAGTCATGACACTTTTATCGTGGAGAATAAACTCCTTGGCGAATTCAGCACCATCCCAGGGCAATTCATGATCATAAAGCCCTTCATAATCAAATGACGCTTTAAAATTATGGATAAATTTTTTTGTGGCTGAATTACCGTAGATAAAGTTTGAAGAACTATCCTTGACTCCCCACGGTTCATTACTTATTTCCATTGTATTAATAACTTGAGGTGATAGTGAATAGTTATTTTTCATATTAGTAAAACTCCTTTATTCTAAAGGTTAAAGAAAAACTCTGTTTTTTGGATGGATAAATTTCTTTGGCATATAGAGATGATAATCATGAGTGCGACAATACTCTTCCAATTGATCACTAGAATGAACCCCAATTCTTCCATATATTCGTGAAATATGAGTTTCAACCGTACGATAAGAAATATTTAACACCTTACCGGTTTGTTTACTGCTATGCTTTTGTAGCATAAGGAAAATAACATCCCATTCCCGTTGAGTAAAGAGATCAGTCGGTGGCTGGAACATAATAGATGCCGGCAGTTTTCCATGAAATAGCCAAGTAAATGAGGGATCCTGAGCTTGCCAACCATGATATATAATGCCTACACAGCTTCCGTCTTCATGATAAAGAGGATATTTTGCAAAAAAGTAAGATGATAGAATTTGTTCTTTTCCATGTATATGTGTCTCAAGTGAACATATTCTTTTCTCCTGTTCTACCACCTTTCTGTCATGGGCCATATATTCTTTGGCAAATTCGGCACCATCCCAAGGTAATTCATGCTCATAAAGCCCTTCATAGTCAAAATAGCTTGAAATATTTTGAAGGCGTTTACATGCTTGATTGACATAAATATAGCATGTGTTTTTATCTTTTATTCCCCAGGGTTCATTACTTTGCTCCATTGTATTAATAACTTGAGATGAAATAATTAGTTTATTGCTCATGTTATCACTCCTTTTTCTTTAGCCTTGAAATTGGATTTTTTAATCTTATAATCAATTTAACTCACGACTACCTAAAATCCTAGGGTGGTTCATTATCATAAAATTCTTTATAATTAAATGATTGCTTAAAGTCACGAGTAAATCTTTTTTAGCTGAATTGCCATAGATAAAGTTTGAAGAACTATCCTTTATTCCCCACGGCTCATTGCACTTTTCTATTGTGTTAATAAATTGAGGTGATATTGCATAGTTCTTCTTCATATTAGTGAGAACTCCTTTGTAATCTAAGGATTAAGGAAACGTTCTGCTTCCAGGTTGCACAAATCTTTTTGGCACATAGAGATCATAATCATTGGTGCGACAATATTCTTCCAATTGACGACTGGAATGAAGACCAATTCGTTTACATATGCGTGAGATATGGTTTTCAACCGTACGGTAGGAAATATTTAACATTATACCGATTTGCTTATTGCTATATTTGTGTAACATCAGGAAAATAACATCCCATTCTCGTTGAGTAAAGCGATCGGTCGGTGGTTGGAACATAATATTGGCGGGCAATTTTCCACGGAATAATCGGGTGAATGAGAAATCCTGAACTTGCCAACCATGATATATTGTTCCCATACAGCTTCCGTCTTCATGATAGAGAGGATATTTTTCAAAAAAGTAAGAGGACAGAATTTGCTCTTTAAAAAATTTATGTGTTACAAGTGAGCATATTCGTTCTTCTTTTTCCATTACTATTTTATCATTGGCCATATACTCTTCAGAAAATTCAGCTCCGTCCCAAGGAAGATCATAATCATAAAGACCCTCATAGTCAAAGGAGCGTGAAATATTTTGAACGCGATTACATGCTTGATTAGCATAAATAAAGCATGAGTTTTCATCCTTGATTCCCCAGGGTTCATTACTCTGCGCCATTGTATTAATAACCTGAGGTGAGATGGCATGGTTCTTCTTCATATTAGTGAGATTCCTTTTTAATCTAAGGGTTAAAGAAACATTTTGCTTTCTGGATGTACAAATCTTTTTGGCACATAGAGATCATAGTCATTGGTGCGACAATATTCTTCCAATTGGCGACTGGAATGAAGACCAATTCGTTTACATATGCGTGAGATATGGTTTTCAACCGTACGGTAGGAAATATTTAACATTATACCGATTTGCTTATTGGTATATTTGTGTAATATCAGGAAAATAACATCCCATTCCCGTTGAGTAAAGCGATCGGTAGGTGGCTGGAACATAATATTGGCGGGTAATTTTCCACGAAATAGTCGGGTGAATGAAAAATCCTGAGCTTGCCAACCATGATATATCACGCCCATACAGCTTCCGTTTTCATGATAGAGAGGATATTTTGCAAGAAAATAGGATGATAGAATTTGTTCTTTTCCGAATAAATGTGTTTCGAGTGAACATATTCTCTTTTCCTGTTCCATGACTTTTTGATCATGAAGCATATATTCTTTGGCAAATTCGGCTCCATCCCAGGGTAATTCATATTCATAAAGACCTTCATAGTCAAAAGAACTTGAAATATTTTGAAGATGTTTACATGCCTGATTGACATAAATAAAGCATGAGTTTTTATCTTTTATTCCCCAGGGCTCATTACTCTGTTCCATTGTATTAATAATCTGAGGAGAGATGACATAGTTCTTATTCATATTAGTAACAACTCCTTTTTAATCTAAGGATTAAGGAAATATTCTGCTTTCTGGATGCACAAACCTTTCTGGTACATAGAGATCATAATCATTGGTGCGACAATATTCTTCCAATTGACGACTGGAATGAAGACCAATTCGTTTACATATGCGTGAGATATGGTTTTCAACCGTACGGTAGGAAATATTTAATATTATACCGATTTGCTTACTGGTATATTTGTGTAATATCAGAAAAATAACATCCCATTCCCGTTGAGTAAAGCGATCGGTCGGTGGCTGGAACATAATATTGGCGGGTAATTTTCCACGAAATAGTCGGGTGAATGAAAAATCCTGAGCTTGCCAACCATGATATATTGTTCCTATACAGCTTCCGTCTTCATGATAAAAAGGATGTTTTTCAAAAAAATAAGATGAAAGAATTTGTTCTTTTCCATGTACATGTGTTATAAGTGAACGCATCCTTTCTTCTTTTTCCATCACCATTCTGTCGTGAGTCATGTATTCTTCAGCAAATTCGGCTCCATCCCAGGGAAGATCATAATCATAAAGCCCCTCATAGTCAAAAGAGCTTGAAATATTTTGAACACGTTTACATGCTTGATTGGCATAAATAAAGCATGAGTTTTTATCTTTTATTCCCCAGGGCTCATTACTTTGCGCCATTGTATTAATAATCTGAGGGGAGATGACATAGTTCTTCTTCATATTAGTGAGAACTCCTTTTAATCTAATGGTTAAGGAAACATTTTGCTTTCTGGATGCACAAACCTTTCTGGCACATAGAGATCATAATCATTGGTGCGACAATATTCTTCCAATTGACGACTGGAATGAAGACCAATTCGTTTACATATGCGTGAGATATGGTTTTCAACCGTACGGTAGGAAATATTTAGCATCCTACCGATTTGCTTACTGGTATATTTGTGTAATAGGAGGAAAATAACATCCCATTCCCGTTGAGTAAATAAATCAGTCGGTGGCTGGAACATAATATTGGCGGGTAATTTTCCATGAAATAATCGGGTGAATGAAAAATCCTGAGCTTGCCAACCATGATAAATAGTTCCCATACAACTTCCGTCTTCATGATAAAGAGGATGTTTTTCAAAAAAATAGGATGACAGAATTTGTTCTTTTCCAAAAGTATGTGTTACAAGCAAACATACTCCTTCTTCTTTTTCCATCACCTTTTGATCATGAGCGATGTATTCTTTGGCAAATTCGGCCCCATTCCAGGGTAATTCATTATCATAAAGCCCTTCAAAATCAAAGGAACGTGAAATATTGAGAAGACGTTTACATGCCTGATTGACATAAATGTGGCATGAGTTTTTATCTTTTATTGCCCAGGGGGCATTACTTTGCTCCATTGTATTAATAATCTGAGGAGAGATGACATAGTTCTTCTTCATATTAGTAACAACTCCTTTTTAATTTAAGGGTTAAGGAAACATTTTGCTTTCTGGATGCACAAACCTTTCTGGTACATAGAGATCATAATCATTGGTGCGACAATAATCTTCTAATTGACGAGTAGAATGAAGACCAATTCGTTTATATATGCGTGATATATGGGTTTCAACCGTACGATAGGAAATATTTAACATTCTACCGATTTGCTTGCTGGTATATTTGTGTAATAGGAGGAAAATAACATCCCATTCCCGTTGAGTAAAGAGATCAGTCGGTGGTTGAAATAATATAGATGCAGGAAGTTTTCCATAAAATAGTCGAGTAAGTGAGAAATCTTGGGCTTTCCATGCATGGAGAAAGAGACCGATACATTCGTTTTCATCATTATAGATTGGATATTTTTCCGAAAAATAAGATGATAGAAATTTATCTTTCCCATATGTATGTGTTTCAAGTGAACATATTCTTTTCTCTTGTTTCATAACATTTTTATCGTGAATAACGAATTCTTTTGCAAATTCAGCCCCGTTCCAGGGGAGTTCACTATCATTTTTCCCTTCATAATCAAATAAATCTGGGAGATTTTGGATTTGTCTAAATGCCAAATTACCAAAAACCCAACATGAGTTTTTGTCTTTGATTGCCCAAGGTTCATTACTTTGTTGCATAGTATTAATAACTTGAGGCGAAATAATTAATTCATTTTCCATGTTATCATTCCTCTTTCTAGCCTTAAAATTAGATATTTGATATTTAACTCACGACTACCTCAAACCCTAGGATAGTTTATAATCAAATAATTGTTTAACATTGATGAATAAATTTTTTTATCTGCATTGCTGTAGATAAAGTTTGAAGAACTATCCGTTATTTCCCACGGTTCATTGTTCATCTCCATTGTACTAATAATCTGAGGTGATAGTGCATAGTTCTTTTTCATATCAGTAAAAACTCCTTTTTAATCTAATGGTCAAGGAAACATTTTGCTTCTAGGTTGCACAAATCTTTTTGGCACGTAGAGATCATAATCATTGGTGCGACAATAATCTTCTAATTGACGAGTAGAATGAAGACCAATTCGTTTATATATGCGTGATATATGGGTTTCAACCGTACGATAGGAAATATTTAGCATCCTACCGATTTGCTTACTGGTATATTTGTGTAATAGGAGGAAAATAACATCCCATTCCCGTTGAGTAAAGAGATCAGTTGGTGGTTGAAATAATATAGAAGCAGGAAGTTTTCCATAAAATAGCCGGGTGAATGAAAAATCCTGAGCTTTCCACATATGATATATAGTTCCTATGCAATCCCCGTTATCATGGTAAATAGGCGTTTTTTCACAAAAGTAAGACGATAGAAATTTATCTTTGCCAAACAGATGTGTTTCAAGAGAACATACCCTTCCTCCTCTTTCCATTACACTTTTATCATGAGCAATAAATTCTTTTGCAAATTCAGCTCCATCCCAGTTGAGATCATCATCATAAAGCCCTTCATAATTAAATGATTTTTTAAAATCATGAATGAACTGTTTTGTTGCTGAATTACCATAAATAAAGCATGAGTTCTTGTCTTTTATTCCCCAAGGATCATTACTCTGCTCCATTGTATTAATAACTTGAGATGAAATAATTAATTCATTTTCCATGTTATCATTCCTCTTTCTAGCCTTAAAATTAGATATTTGATCTTATAATCTATTTAACTCACGACTACCCCAAACCCTAGGGTAGTTTATAATCAAATAATTGTTTAACATTATGAATAAATTTTTTTTATCTGCATTGCTGTAGATAAAGTTTGAAGAACTATCCGTTATTCCCCACGGCTCATTGTTCATCTCCATTGTATTAATAATCTGAGGAGAGATAACATAGTTCTTATTCATATTAGTAACAACTCCTTTTTAATCTAAGGGTTAAGGGAGCATTCTGCTTCCAGATTGCACAAATCTTTTTGGCACATAGAGATCATAATCATTGGTGCGACAATATTCTTCCAATTGCCGACTGGAATGAAGACCAATTCGTTTACATATGCGTGAGATATGATTTTCAACCGTACGGTAGGAAATATTTAACATTATACCGATTTGCTTATTGGTATATTTTTGTAACATCAGGAAAATAACATCCCATTCTCGTTGAGTAAAGAGATCAGTCGGTGGTTGAAATAATATAGAAGCTGGAAGTTTTCCACGAAATAACCGAGTGAATGAAAAATCCTGAGCTTGCCAAGCATGATATATCGTTCCCATACAACTTCCGTCTTCATGGTAAAAAGGATATTTTGCACAAAAGTAGGATGACAGAATTTGTTCTTTCCCAAATACATGTGTCTCTAGTGAACACACTCTTTCTTCTTTCTCCATCACTTTTTGATCATGAGCGATGTATTCCTTGGCAAATTCGGCTCCATCCCAAGGTATTTCATCATCATAAAACCCTTCAAATTCAAATGAACTTGAAATATTCTTAATAGATTTTAATGCCAAATTACCATAAATAAAGCATGAATTTTTATCCTTTATTCCCCAAGGATCATTACTTTGCTCTAATGTATTAATAACTTGAGATGAAATAATTAATTTATTGTCCATGTATTACTCCTTTTTCTTTAGCTGCATTGCTGTAAATAAAGTTTGAAGAACTATCCGTTATTCTCCACGGCTCATTGTTCATCTCCATTGTATTAATAATCTGAGGAGAGATAACATAGTTCTTATTCATATTAGTAACAACTCCTTTTTAATCTAAGGGTTAAGGGAGCATTCTGCTTCCAGATTGCACAAATCTTTTTGGCACGTAGAGATCATAATCATTGGTGCGACAATATTCTTCCAATTGCCGACTGGAATGAAGACCAATTCGTTTACATATACGTGAGATATGATTTTCAACCGTACGGTAGGAAATATTTAACATTATACCGATTTGCTTATTGGTATATTTTTGTAACATCAGGAAAATAACATCCCATTCCCGTTGAGTAAAGAGATCGGTCGGTGGCTGGAACATAATATTGGCTGGCAATTTTCCACGAAATAGTCTGGTGAATGAGAAATCCTGAGCTTGCCAACCATGATATATCGTTCCCATACAACTTCCGTTTTCATGATAAAGAGGATATTTTTCAAAAAAATAAGATGAAAGAATTTTTTCTTTTCCAAAAGTATGTGTTAAAAACAAACATACTCTTTCTTCTTTTTCCATCACCTTTTGATCATGAGCGATGTATTCTTTGGCAAATTCGGCCCCATCCCAAGGTAACTCATGCTCATAAAGTCCTTCAAATTCAAATGAACTTGAAAAATTCTTAAGAGATTTTAATGCCAAATTGCCATAGATAAAGCATGAGTTTTTATCCTTTATTCCCCACGGGTCATTACTTTGCTTCAATGTATTAATAACTTGAGATGAAATAATTAGTTTATTGTCCATGTATTACTCCTTTTTCTTTAACTGCATTGCTGTAAATAAAGTTTGAAGAACTATCCGTTATTCCCCACGGCTTATTGTTCATCTCTATTGTATTAATAATCTGAGGTGATAGTGCATAGTTCTTCTTCATATCAGTAAAAACTCCTTTTTAATCTAATGGTCAAGGAAACATTTTGCTTTCTGGATGCACAAACCTTTCTGGTACATAGAGATCATAATCATTGGTGCGACAATAATCTTCTAATTGACGAGTAGAATGAAGACCAATTCGTTTATATATGCGTGATATATGGGTTTCAACCGTACGATAGGAAATATTTAACATTCTACCGATTTGCTTGCTGGTATATTTGTGTAATAGGAGGAAAATAACATCCCATTCCCGTTGGGTAAAGAGATCAGTCGGTGGTTGAAATAATATAGAGGCAGGAAGTTTTCCATAAAATAGTCGGGTGAATGAAAAATCCTGGACTTGCCAACCATGAAATATCGTTCCCATACAACTTCCGTCTTCGTGGTAAAGAGGGTATTTTTCACAAAAATAGGATGACAGAATTTGTTCTTTCCCAAATAGATGTGTTTCGAGTGAACATATCCTTTCTTTTTCTTCCATCACTATTTTATCTTGAGTCACATGTTCTTTAGCAAATTCAGCACCATTCCAAGGAATTTCATCATCGAAAAGCCCTTCATAGTTAAAAGAATTTGGAACATTATGAAGAGATTTTAATGCCAAATTAACATAAATAAGGCATGAATTCTCATCTTTTATTCCCCAAGGATCATTACTCTGCTCCATTGTATTAATAACTTGAGATGAAATAATTAGTTTATTGCTCATGTTATTACTCCTTTTTAATCTAATGGTCAAGGAAACATTTTGCTTCTAGGTTGCACAAATCTTTTTGGCACGTAGAGATCATAATCATTGGTGCGACAATATTCTTCCAATTGCCGACTGGAATGAAGACCAATTCGTTTACATATGCGTGAGATATGGTTTTCAACTGTACGGTAGGAAATATTTAACATTATACCGATTTGCTTATTGGTATATTTTTGTAACATCAGGAAAATAACATCCCATTCCCGTTGAGTAAAGAGATCGGTCGGTGGTTGGAACATAATATTGGCTGGCAATTTTCCATGAAATAACCGGGTGAATGAGAAATCCTGAACTTGCCAACCATGAAACATCGTTCCCATACAGCTTCCGTCTTCGTGATAAAGAGGGTATTTTTCAAAAAAATAAGACGAAAGAATTTGTTCTTTTCCAAATTTATGTGTTAAAAGCAAACATATTCTTTCTTCTTTTTCCATCACTTTTTGATCATGAATGATATATTCTTTGGCAAATTCGGCCCCACCCCAAGGAATTTCATCATCGTAAAGTCCTTCATAGTCAAAAGAGCTTGAAATGTTTTGAAGATGTTTACATGCTTGATTGGCATACATGAAGCGTGAGTTTTTATCCTTTATTGCCCACGGGGCATTACTCTGCTCCATTGTATTAATAACTTGAGATGAAATAATTAGTTTATTGTCCATGCTATTACCCCTTTTTCTTTAGCTGCATTGCTGTAAATAAAGTTTGAAGAACTATCCGTTATTCCCCACGGCTCATTTTCCATTTCCATTGTATTAATAATCTGAGGTGATAGTGCGTAGTTCTTCTTCATATCAGTAAAAGCTCCTTTTAATCTAAGGATCAGGGAAACATTCTGCTTTCTGGATGCACAAACCTTTCTGGTACATAGAGATCATAATCATTGGTACGGCAATAATCTTCTAATTGACGAGTAGAATGAAGACCAATTCGTTTATATATGCGTGAGATATGGGTTTCAACCGTACGATAGGAAATATTTAACATCCTACCGATTTGCTTACTGGTATATTTGTGTAACATCAGGAAAATAACATCCCATTCCCGTTGAGTAAAGAGATCGGTCGGTGGTTGGAACATAATAGATGCCGGCAGTTTTCCATAAAATAGCCGGGTGAATGAGAAATCCTGAGCTTGCCAACCATGAAATAGAATCCCCATGCAGCTACCATCTTCATGATAAATAGGTAGCTTTTCAAAAAAATAGGATGACAGAATTTGATTTTTCCCATATACATGCGTTTCAAGTGAACACACTCTTTGTTCTTTTGTCATTACAGTTTTATCATGAGTAATAAATTCTTTTGCAAATTCAGCTCCATCCCAGGGAATTTCATCATCAAAAACTCCTTCATAGTCAAAAGAATTTGAAAGATTTTGGAGGGTTTTAAATGATTGATTAGCATAAATAAAGCATGAGTTCTTGTCTTTTATTCCCCAAGGATCATTACATTGCTTCATTGTGTTAATGATTTGCGATGAAATTATCTTGTTACTCATAGTATCATTCCTTTTTCTAGCCTTAAAATTAGCTTATTGATATTTAATTTTGTAATCAATTTAATTCCACACTGCCGATAGTGACAAATCTTGCAGGAATATAAGCGTCAAGTTTATTTTCTTTACAGAAATCTTTTAATTCTTCGTGTAATGATAAATTGAATTTTTGGTAGATTGACTGAATATGATTAACCACATCTTCGGCACTTATCATTAACGCTTCACCGATTTTCTCTTCATCTAATGAACGTAGCGTTAGAAAGAGAACTTCCCATTCAGTTTGTGTCAATTTGTCATTAGGGGCGATAAATTCCAACGTTGCCGGAGGGGTTTTATCATAATAGTAGGCAGTAGAAAAGTTTTTGGTTTTGCACATATGAAAAGTGAGCCCAATACAATTGCCATCTTCATCGCAAAGTGGGTATTTATTACAAAGATAGATTTGCTTAATCTTATGTTCTTCAAATGGATGCGTTTCTAGTGAACTAACACGTTGCATAGTTTGAAGAACTTTTTGATCCTGACGATGGAATTCTTTTTCATATTCTGCAATAGGTGAGGGTAATTCACCTGTGGTAAGCCCGGTAATCTCGAAATCGTCAGGTAAATTGTGTAGTTGATAAAAAGCGGAATTGGCGTAAATAAATCTCGATTGGAGATCTTTAGCTCCCCAAGGTTCATCACTGTTTTCCCACATATGAATTAATTGTGGGGTGATATTATTAGGTCTATTTTTTATATGTTGCATTAGTGACTCCTGAATGATTATTTCAGTTGTTATCTGACATGTTTGCTAACTAATTATACTTAAAATGCCTTGGTAATATAATAGAATATAATAACTTGCTCGTCAAAATACATATATTTATTAATTAAACCTTTTATTGTTATATAGTGATACTTTTAACATTAATGAATATAACTAAAAATACTATTTAGTATAAAAATATTTTAGTTAACTTATTAAACAGCAAAATTAATGAATAAATTTTTTAAGTCATGAATAATTAAGTGACGTAGATCAAAACTTTCTGTCATTAATCGAAGCGTGAAGGAGCGGTTGTTATAACGATGATAGGTAATAGAATGAAAAAGAAGGCGTTATTTTTGGCGCGGGATAATGGCGAAAAAATGACATTTAATCGGAATAATATTCGATCAATTAAAGAATGCTTTTTAAACGGCGTATTTAGAGCATTGTAATTAGATAAACTATATTTTGGAATTATCAGAATAATCAACTAAATAGAGTTTTCAATCTAAAAACCGAGTTTGAATTTTCCTACTGCTGACAATAGCTATTCTTAAATAAAATTAAGGTTAGGTAAATTCTATGAAATTAAATTATCGAAGAATAATTAAGTAAAAAACTTACTTAAAATGGTATAGCCCAAGATATAAAGTTGTATTTCAAGTTCCACTTAGATGTTTGCCACCATCACGTTCTTACTCTATTTCCCACAGTTTGTATCAATGATTTTCTGCTTTGACAGTGCCGGCGAGGTAACGTCGGAGGCAAAAAATTGACCTGATTTTCATTATCAAGGCGAAGAGGACGAATTAAATCGGTATCACCTGAGTAAAATTGCGGAACGGTCCGGTAAGGCGCTGACTCGTATTCGCTTTCGTTGGATCAGAGATGAAAAAAACGGAAAGATGACGGTTCAGGGCTATCATGTCAGCCCGGAAAGTGGTTTGGATAACGTGCTGGTTCGTATGATGAGATTGAATCCGACTACCGGTAATTATGAATTCTGGGAGCCGGGAGAAAATCGACCGACGATTTTATGGACGCCGAATGAACAGGAATGCAAGGCTCCACCGCATACCGGAAATGAAGAGCAGTCGTTTATTCCGTCGTAAATAACCGTATTACCAATCCCGGATAAAGAGGGTAGTGATATTGAATCGCTGCCAATGCCAGAAGAGAAGGATTTCCGTGATTATATACCCGTTATCCTTCAAGTTGCCTCTTTGTTGGCTGCGCTCGCTCACCCCAGTCACATAGTTACCTATGCTCCCGGGGATTTACTCCCTTGCCGTCGCGATGCATCTTGAAATCCATAGGGTATATCCCTAATATGATGTTTTTAAATGAAATATTTAAACAGGGCGGATTATTTTCTCCATTAATAATGGATAAGGGTAATATGTAAAAACTAGGAATAAATACGTAATTTAAGACAATAAAAACTTTTCCGGTATATAGTAATTAAAATTATTGGCTCGACAATACGCTTCCAGTTGTTGGCTGGAATTAATTCCTATCTTACGGTATATCCGAGTCATATAATATTCAATAGTGCGATAAGCTAGATTCAGTATCCGCCCAATCTGCTTTCTGGTATTTTTCTGTAAAAAGAGGAAAATGATATCCCATTCACGGTGAGTAAAAAGATCCGTTGGTGGTTGCAGCATAATTGAGGCCGGTAGTTTGTCGTGGTATTGATGTAAATAGGCTAATGAATAGTTTTTTGCTTTCCAACCATGATATATGACTCCGATGCAATCTCCATCTTTATGGTAAAAAGGTGATTTTTCGAAAAAGTAAGACGATAGGATTTGCTCTCTGCCAAATATATGGGTTTCGATTGAACATATTCTCTGCTGTTTTTCCATTACCTTTTTATCATGATTAATAAATTGTTCCGCAAATTTAGCGCTATCCCAAGGAAGTTCATTTTCATAGGCCCCTTCAAATTCAAATGAATTTGAAAAGTTCTGAAGAGATTTTAATGCTAGATTACCGTAAATAAAGCATGAGTTTTTATCTTTAATTCCCCAAGGCTCGTTGCTTACTGCCAATGTATTAATAACTTGAGATGATATAGCTATGCGATTACTCATATTATAATTCCTTTTTACCCATTTTGGGTTTAAGTTGTGATATGTTTGAATCATATTATCAGTTTAATACTTTATTATCAGTAATAATAGACTTTTTCAGAAAATAATTATTGTGGCTATTTTTATTACGAGAATTGTTTAGTTGTGCATGCCATTATAGATTTAATTTGAGGTAAATTTTCTTAATATAATTAACCGTGTTTTCTATAATGGATGAGAGTAATTTATCAGTTGAGAATCGATCAATTTTACACAGATAAATTAGTTCAATAATGATATTATTTAAATGATTTATTTGTTTGTGATATTTAAAATAGCTGTGTTTTATGATGGAAAAAAGCCAATTCTTTCTGCTGATTAAATTTATTTTTATTTAAGATGTGAACTTTAAATATGAGTAACTGTAACAGGAAATAATTATTTTTCTAAAAATAAAATAGGCGTAATTGTTGCAGGCAGTTTGAACACGGACAGCGCGGAAAAACCGGAGCGTACACGTAGTACGTGAGGATTTTGAGCACTGCCCAGGTTCAAAATGGCAAATAAAATAGCCCTATTGAGATAGGCAGTAAACTGTTTATATAACTGATGTTTCTAATATATGAAAATTGTGTCGGTATAATTTTCATATATTACCTGTATCATACCGACAGCGATAAACTATTTAATCATGTTTTTTATGACTAAAAAATAGTAAATAAAATTATTAAAATAGTAAAAATTTTTCGGGTACATAACGTTTAAAATTGTTGATGAGACAATATTCTTCCAGTTGTTGGTTGGAATCAACACCTATCTTATGATATATATTGGCCATATGGGATTCAATTGTACGGTAAGAGATATTTAATATTTTTCCAATCTGTTTCCTGGTATATTTTTGTAAAAAGAAGAAAATAATATCCCACTCACGTTGGGTAAAAGTATCTGTTGGTGGTTGAAATATAATAGATGTGGGGAGAACGTTATAATATTGATATAAGTTTATTAATGAAAAATCTTTGGCTTTCCATCCATGAAAAAGTATGCCTATACATTCCTTTGCATCGTTATATAGTGGTAATTTTTCTTGGAAGTAAGACGATAAAATGTTTTCTTTTCCATATGTATATGTTTCAAGTGAACAGATTCTTTTCCCTTTTGTCATTACAATTTTATCATGATCAATAAATTCTTTTGCAAACGCCGCTCCACCCCAAGGAAGTTCGTCATCAAAAAGCCCTTCATAATCAAATGATGTTGGAATGTTTTGAATAGATTTTAGGGCCGGGTTACCATAAATAAAGCGTGAATTTTTATCTTTGATTCCCCACGGTTCATTGCTTGCTTCCATTGTGTTTATTATTTGTGATGAAATGTATGTTCCATTAATTTTTTTCATGATTAATGCCTATTATAGTGATGATAAATTTATACCCGTTATCTCTCAAGTTACCTCTTTGTTGGCTGCATTCGCTCACCCCGGTCACATAGTTACCTATGCTCCCGGGGATTCGTTCCCTTGCCGTCGCGATGCATCTTGAAATCCATAGGGTATATAATATTCGGCGACCCTAAGTGATCAATGTTTATAGGGTGTAAAAGAGGGTAGTTATTTTTCTTGTCGTGGTCTCCAAATGAGTGAGTTTCTAGCAAAGTGGCTCTGCATCGTTTCAAAGTATGTTTTATCTTAGTAACGGAATTCTTGTTCATATTTTAAGATTATCAAATATAATTTATATGTTTAAATGACTCCATTTTTATTCTTCGTACACGTTAAGATTAAAGTGATACTGATTAGTTTACTTTTTATATTTTGCATAGTAAATCCTTGGTGATTACTTAAGACATTATCTGAATGATTTAAGTAATAATTCTACGTAACATGATTTGATTCTATAGCATAGAATAACAATTTGCTTTTCAAGGTAAAATAACTATTAATTAAATTATTTATTATTTAACAATGAAATTTTAAATAAACATAAATGTATTTATGAATATTATTTCACAGAAAAATTATTTAGTAAGGGTGTTTTTTATGAATGTCCAACTATAGCCGGTAATACTTATTTTTTTCGATGTTCATTAGTGATGAATGGGTATCAATAGTCTCGGCATATTGTATACCCGTCATCTTTCAAGTTGCTTCTTTGTTGGCTGCACTCACTCACCCCGGTCACATAGTTATCTATGCTCCCGGGGATTCGCTCCCTTGCCGCCGCGATCCATCTTGAAATCCATAGAGTATATCGAACAATAGATTTAACATTTTGGGAATTAATAAAAATCCCTTAATTGAAATAAGACCAAATGAAATGTATCTGTGATCATTTTAACTTTTTGTAAAATTATAATGGTTAAAATTTTTGAGATAAAAAATAAATCAATCTAGGAATATGAAAAATTTATTAATTATCTCGTTGCTCTGCTTATAAGAAATCTAATGACTTAAATTTTTCTATAATCTAACTTTTCAAATGAATTTATAGCGCTATTTTTCGATAGATTATAAATTTTAACTCCTTTTCTTATGGCTATTTCATGAGCCAGGTTGAAACAAGGAATGATGAAATCATGTAAGTTATTATTTAATTTGGTATCTAGCTTGTCATTTTGGGTTTCATAAAACCTTGGTTTTGAAAAATTGTTCATGTCTAGACCTGCGAAATATATTTCTTTATACCCCAAAAAAAATGCTATTTGCAAAGCAGAATATGCCACTGTTGTTCCGTTGTAGAATCCGAGATTTAAGTTCAATGAGAAGGCGACACTGTTCTGTATTATTATTTCATCACTCTTTATTTCAAAAAGTTCTTTTTCCTGTTGATAAACTGGCTGGTCAATGTTCTCAATAATAATGACTTTACATTTTAATTCAAGATAACCGTAATGAATTAAGATATCATTGAGACAATCCATTGTTGTGAAGAGTATCAATTCATTATCTTTTAATATATTTAAAACGATATTCTTCCTATTTAGAATGAATGTTCGGTCAATTATAACATGATATTTGAATTTTACCTCTGGTGATAATTCATACGAGCCGTTAACACCCATAATATCAAATTTGGTATCATCAAAAAAATCTGTTTTGATGGTAGATACCGACGGTCCAGATGCAATAATGATTAAGGGTTTTTCTGATTTTTTTGGGAATTCATTGATGTTTATACTTTTCTTATTGAATGAAACGGCGTCGATTTTGCCATTAATGTTTCTTGAGATCTTTATGTGAGGCCAAAAGTTCATATTGTGTTTCATTTTTTTACTGGATACATTTCTGTATATTGATTTTGTTATATTCTGCTTACAGAGCATACCTAGTTTTAAAAGATATTTATATTTTAAAAACATATTGTGTTACCATTTTTTATTTTAAATTGGAATGTTCAATTAATTATTTTTTGCTTTTTTATCTTTATCTCATTTTGAGATTTAGGCGTATATGCAATACAATCAGCAGGGATATCTTTATTGATAAATGACATGGCGCCTATGTAGACATTATCTCCAATTGTTATGTTGTCACTTATAATACAAGAATTTGCACCTATTTTTACATCATTACCTATACTTATTTTCCCTTGAATATCTTCATTAAGAACGCCAATGGTTGTATTTTGTAAAACATGAAAATTATCACCAATAATGCAAGTGCGGGAAATAACAATGCCAACATAATGAGATATACGTAAATTTTTTCTTATATAGCAGCCTAATCCTAAATCACATCCATATTTATTTCTTAAATTTCTATTGATACGAATCGAGATTTTCTTGGCTTTATTTGTCCTATATAAGTAATTAGCAATTCTCCACCAGAAATAGAACCTGCGGTCTGGGCATTTAAGGGCTCGATGGATTGCTTTGAACCATGAAAACGATGTCCGTGAACAGATAACTTCGCTGAGTAAACATGCTGTTAAATGGCTTAGCTCTTCTTTATGTGATAATACCTTGTTCATTTTTCTATCAAAACCCTGCACTGATTAGCCGTATCATTTTTCAGATATGGATTATATTAAAAATATCGAATTTAGCCAAATATACCCGTTATCTTTCAAGTTGCCTCTTTGTTGGCAGCACTCGCTCACCCCGGTCACATCGTTATCTCTGCTCCCGGGAATTCACTCCCTTGCCGTCGCGATCCATCTTGAAATCCATTGGATATAGATCAATTTGGCAAACCTGGCTATGTGAATTTTTGTTGACGAAATACAGGTGAATCTCAAGAAAAAGTCACCGTCAAGCGTAAACATAGTAAATCCAGTCAAACCATCTTGCAGAAAAAAGAGAAAAAACAGGGAAATTACTGGGTTGGCAGTGAGACGTATATCTGGGTAATTTAATTAAAATGTCAATAGTGATACGTAATGGGTATTAATAGATAAATTTCCGGCTGTCGTTTCTAATGTTGAACTATTTATTACTACCAATTATATAAAAATAATTAACCTTATAAGTAATAAGAACGCTGCATTATTCTTTTTCTGAACTAGACTTGATTGGCGTGAATTGCAAGAGAGATTGTTTTTACAATAATTCAATATATTGGTTGTAAAATAATATTATTTAATTGCAGGAGAAAGTATATGAGTTATAAGAATGATTTTAAGGCTTTTTCTACTAGTGATAATGCGAATGTAATCAGTCAAGACAAATACGAGGTAAATCAGAGTTTACAAACTGGATTTTCACCAGATAATGTTCCCACCCACTTATTAAATAAGGTATTACGTCAAGCGTCAGCGGTATCATCTGCCGTGACTGATTTTATCGCGACACGATCTGGCAATGATGTTCTGGATGATGGAAACATAGCCAAACTCACCGCTCAATTAAATAAAGCGCTAGAGCAAAAAATGACAACAGATATTCCCAGTGCTTCATTAACACAAAAAGGTGTTGTCCAGCTTACAAATGTGGTTGGTAATAGCGATACATTGGCGGTTACACAAAAGCTTGTTCAGGAAGTAATAAATTCATTACGTGAATATACCCGCGAAGAGATAGACAACCGGATGAAAACAGCCAATGAAATTCCTGTCGGTTCTCCTATTCCGTGGCCGTTACCTCATCCACCATTCGGTTATTTCACTTGTAATGGTTCAGCTTTTAATAAATTACAGTATCCGAAGTTGGCGGAAGCTTATCCTGACGGTAGATTACCTGATTTAAGAGGCGAATTTATTCGCGGATGGGATGATGGTCGTGGTATTGATAGCGGCCGTGGAATTTTAACTCATCAAGGGGATGCCATTAGAAATATTGTAGGTTCATTTCCTGGGGCAATAGCACTTCATTTTGAGCTGGCAGCAAAAGGGGTTTTTTACGGTAACGCAACTTTTGGCGTGGCTACAGATGGTAATCCTAAATCAGTAGATCATTTTACCCGGGATGCTGTATACACTACATACGGTTTTGGGTTCGACACGTCAAGGGTTGTTCCTGTAGCTTCGGAGAACCGTCCTCGCAACATCGCCTTTAATTACATAGTAAGAGCGGCGTAATGGCTGAACAAAAATACGCTTGATAGCCGGAAATAGAAAGAGAGACGGCTTTCTACTTGGATGGAAAAAATTTTGACCCTTTTTTAACGGTAAATTTTAATCTGTTGATTTTTCGGTAAATATTGTTTATCCCACAAAAAAGGGTTTTTTATTTTTTATAATGGTTGCTCTTTAACATTCAATAGGTTGGGGTTAATATGTAACAGTGCACTGCCGTACAGGCAGCTTAGAAATCTTGAGTGTAGGTTAGGATAAAAATAACCAAGTGCACTGCCGTACAGGCAGCTTAGAAAATATTCGTTCAGCTGCAAACACAGTAAGTGAAGTGCACTGCCGTACAGGCAGCTTAGAAATCAGTGGTTTCACCATAAATCTTGATTGGCGCGTGCACTGCCGTACAGGCAGCTTAGAAAATACAACTAACATAGCGAGATAATCATGACAGGTGCACTGCCGTACAGGCAGCTTAGAAAACGCATCAACTGGCCGAAAAAGTCAGTTCCCAGGTGCACTGCCGTACAGGCAGCTTAGAAAATAGTGTAGATGGGCCATGCCTGCGTCCATGTGTGCACTGCCGTACAGGCAGCTTAGAAAACCTTTTAGTTATGAGGGTGTGCGTTTTTATTGTGCACTGCCGTACAGGCAGCTTAAAAAACCAACATTTTCACTTACCAATCTATTTTCAGAACTGTCGGCTCAAGTGTATCGTTGAGAACAATGAATGTGTGTTTTATGAAGATAGAGAGCCTATGACATTCCAGAACACCGTCGCTTAGATATTCGTGTCCAAATGCCAGAAGATTCATCTTGGAATTTAAAATAGCAGGCGTTACAGGAAGAGATAGAAGGAATAAGAGCAGAATAGTTTTCAGATGTTAAATATAAATGGTTTGGGTATGTTTTCGATTCTAAAATATTTAATTACTTATTACTGCTAATTATATAAAAATAGTCAATCTCCTAATAAATAGGAATGCTGTATTACTCTTCTTTCTGAACTAGACTTTGATTTTAATGAATTACAGACGGATTATTTTTACAGTAATTAAATATGTTGATTATAAAAAATATTATTTTGCTTAAGGAGTAAGGATATGAGTCAAAAAAATGATTTTAAAGCTTTTTCTATTAGCGATAATGCTAATGTAATTAGCCAAGAAAAATATGAAGAAAATCAGAATTTGCAGACTGGGTTTCCACAAGATGGTATTACCACTGATATGCTAAATAAGGCATTACGTCAGTCTTCCACGATATCCTCTGTAGTCGCTAATTTTATCGCTACACAATCTGGCAATGATGTTCTGGATGATGGGAATATAGAGAAACTCACCAGCCAATTAAATAGAGCGCTGGAACAGAAAATGACAATAAAGGTTCCTGATGCTTCATTAACACAGAAAGGTATTGTTCAACTTACAAATGTGGTTGGCAATAGCAATACATTGGCGGTTACACAAAAACTTGCTCAGGAAATAATAAATTCATTACGTGAAGAAATTAATATACCTGTGGGTTCCCCCATTCCGTGGCCGTTACCCTATCCACCTGTCAACTATCTCGTTTGTAACGGTGCATTTTTCAATAAATTGCAGTACCCAAAGTTAGCAGAAGCTTATCCTGACGGCAGATTGCCCGATCTAAGGGGAGAATTTATCCGTGGCTGGGATAGTGGGCGAAATGTGGATCCATCTCGTTCAATATTGTCATGGCAGGAAGGGGCTTATTTGGTACAGAATGTTGATCGGGCTAATAATTTTATGATTACCCTCTCACGCAATGAGTTTGCAAAATTGCAGTGGGATATTCCACAAAATAAAAATACTTCGGTAAAAGCTGTATATTATAAAGCTCAGGCAGACTGGATTGCGAATTCCGCATTTATAGGGGTATCGAGGCCCCGTAATATAGCATTTAACTACATAGTGAGAGCAGCAGCATGCAGCATAATGACAGAACAAAAATACGCGTTAGAACATGAAACCGCTGTATTGGGTGAAGACGGATTAGCAATTCAACCCGGTTGGATAAAAGTTTATCACACGAATCAAATAACAAGAGAATTTATTAACGCTGGTATTGAATATGTCATGCTCGGTGTCAGTTTATCAGCACATTCTTATTTAGATGCACCAGACTTTCCCGATTCTGATGATGTGGCTGTTTGTCGCAGTGAAGACGGTAAGTGTTGGGAGATCGTCCCTGATTATCGGGGGAAAATAGCTTACGACACGTTAACATTAACTCAACAGAAAATCACTGAACTGGGTGAATTACCTGAAACTCTGACCTTCAAGCAACCGACCACCGGTTTTGATAAATGGGATGGCACAAAATGGGTCACTGATAATGTAGCTCTAAAAGCAAATCAAATTGAACAAGCGGAACAGCAGCGTGTAACTCTGTTGCGACACGCGAGTGAATCCATTGCATTACTGCAAGATGCTGTTGATTTAAATATCGCTACCGAAGTAGAAAAATCCGCCTTACTGACATGGAGAAAATATAGGGTAATGCTCAATAGAGTAAATATTTCATTGTCTCCCGATATTGAATGGCCGGAACAGCCGAGGTAAAGACTTTGATTGATGTGAGTTGCGAAATAATGTTATTTAATTCAAGGAGGACATATGAGTCCCAAGAATGATTTTAAAGCTCTCTCTGTTATTAATAATAAAAACATAGTGAGTCAAGAGAAATATAAAATAAGTTCGGATTTGCAGACAGAGTTTCCTTCAAATGATGTTCACTCTCATTTGTTAAATAAGGCGTTGGATCAATCATCAACTATATCAGCCGTCATAGCTAATTTTATTGCGGAACAATCTGGCGAGGATGTTTTAGATAATGGTGATATAACCAAGCTTACCGCTCAATTAAATAAAGCATTAGAACAGAAAATTTCAGATACCTCTAACATTCCTGTCGGTATTCCTGTTCCTTGGCCGACTGCCGTGCCGCCTGCTGGGTGGTTGCAGTGTAATGGGGCGGTCTTTGATAAGTCGAAATTTCCGAAATTAGCAGAAGCTTATCCTGATGGTAACTTACCTGATTTGAGAGGAGAATTTATTCGGGGTTGGGATGATAGACGAGGTATTGATAGTGGCCGTAGAATTTTAACGCATCAGGGGGATGCTATCCGAAATATTCAGGGTTCGTTCGCCGGCATGATAGCACTAAATTATCATTTGGCAACAAGAGGGGCTTTTTATGCTAGTCAAGTTCTTGGAATAGCGACAGATGGCAGTTTCAAATCGATAAATATTTCTGACACAGATACTCCATACGGCTTTGGGTTCGAGGCGTCAAGGGTTGTTCCTGTAGCCTCAGAGAACCGCCCTCGCAACATAGCATTTAATTACATAGTGAGAGCGGCGTAATGGCTGAACAAAAATACGCTTGATAGCTAGAAATAGAAGAAGAGACTGCTTTCTACTTGGATGGAAAAAATTTTGACCCTTTTTTAACGGCAAATTTTAATTTATTGATTTTTAAGTAAATATTGTTTATCCCACAAAAAAGGGTTTTTTATTTTTTATCATGGTTGCTCTTTAACATTCAATAGGTTGGGGTTAATATGTAACAAGTGCACTGCCGTACAGGCAGCTTAGAAAACAGCCGGAAAATTAATGGCAAAGCATTAAGTGTGCACTGCCGTACAGGCAGCTTAGAAACGTAATTTCCTGCTTATCATTACTCTTTAAAGGTGCACTGCCGTACAGGCAGCTTAGAAATACGTTTGCACTCTTCTATATAGTGAGGGTTAGTGCACTGCCGTACAGGCAGCTTAGAAACGTAATTTCCTGCTTATCATTACTCTTTAAAGGTGCACTGCCGTACAGGCAGCTTAGAAATACGTTTGCACTCTTCTATATAGTGAGGGTTAGTGCACTGCCGTACAGGCAGCTTAGAAAAACTTCTCCCGCACACAAAGGGAGAGTGGGCGGTGCACTGCCGTACAGGCAGCTTAGAAATAGAAATCCTTGAATATAGTCAGACCCGTAATGCGCACTGCCGTACAGGCAGATTAGAAAAGAGGATTAATTGAGCGCTTTTAGTGAATATTTATTCATTGCACCACAGCGATGTTAGGAAAGCATGTTAGGAAGGGGAGGGGCCGGCATAAAAAAAGCCACCTTGCGGTGGCCTTTTCTTTTTTCTAACTCACTGTTTTATCAGCGAATTTCATTTGGTGCCCAGGGCGGGACTTGAACCCGCACAGCCTTACAGCCGAGGGATTTTAAAAACCATCACAGCATTTTAAGAAACAATAAGTTAAGTTAAATCAGTTGGTTATATTTTATATATGTGCATTGATGTAGAGCTATATATGATGTTGTCGCCACTTGAAATTAGTCATCTTCAATCTGATCGTAAGGGTTGAGAGTTAGCGCCAAATCAAGATGCTCTGGAGCAAAGTGCGCATAGCGCATTGTCATATTTATAGTGCTGTGACCTAATATTTGTTGTAGTACTAAAATATTGCCGCCGCGGGTCATAAAATGTGATGCAAATGTATGACGGAGCACATGGGTTAATTGTCCATCTGGGAGAGTTATTCCCGCTCTTGATAATGCTCCTTCAAAAGCGTCGTAACAGTTCGAAAATAGAATTCCTCGGCGCTTCGGTAATCTATCGTATAATCGTTTTGATATTGGTACTGTACGATTTTTGCTACTTTTTGTTTTTGTGAATGTCACTTTGTATTTCATTACTTGGGATTGAGTTAATTTTTGTGCCTCTCCCCATCGGGCTCCAGTTGCAAGACAGATACGCACAACATTGCCTAGGTCTTTATTTTTGGAATCATCGCAGGCGTCCAATAGGCGTTTAATCTCTTCTTGGTACAGAAATGCTAGTTCTTGGTCTCCTTCTTTGAATTGTCTGATGCCACTTAGAGGGTTGTCTCTTTCCCATTCACCCATTCTCTTTAATTCAGAGAATACGGCATGCAAATATGATTGCTCTCTATTAACTGTAGATTGTGCCGGTGATTCTCGGCCTTTTGCGTTCCATTTGCCATTTAGTCTTTCTTCTCGATAAATAGCAAATGCATTTTTATCGAAATCAATAGCAAAGGGATCACCTAATCGTTTACATAAGGTATCTAATTTAGTTTTGCGTGACTTGCCATCATTAAGTGTTTGGCCGTGCATTTCATACCAACGATCAACCAAGTCGCTTAACTTTTGAGTATTTTCAGCGTTAATGTCTAAATGTTCTGTGGAAGTCATACGACGATCAAATGAAAGTGCCTCTCCTTTTGTGGCAAACTGTTTTCTTACTCGCTTTCCATCTCGTCCGTTGGGGTAGCATTCACAAATCCATTTGCCAGATTGTAATTTTCTTACTGTCATAGAAATTTCCAAGAATTTAATTGTAAAATATCATTAAAAAATTCTTCTTTACTGTATTTCTTTCCTGCGTATTGGATCTTTGATGTTATCCGTTTTACTTTGAATATTCTGTTATCAGATGCATTCATACAGAAGCAATTAAAATATGGTTCATCTTCTGAGTTTATCGAAACCTCATTTAATAAAACATTTCTCCTACTTCTGTTATTGTTTAAATCTCTGTAACTGAATTCTACACTGATAGGACTATCAGCCCATATGATAGATAAATTTTCTTTAAATTCATTGGATTGTGATTCATTCCATACGTCAACATTATGTTCTATATCATTATCATCATTTTCTCCCCTTTCTCTTTTGTCTATATAGCTCTCTACTTCCATTTGAAGTTCCCAAAGCTCATCATCACTCAGAGTTTTAAGATAGTTCTGGAATTCTCTTTCCGATTTGAAATTTAAAAGGAAACCATTTTTGAGAGTTTCTATATCTGACTTGTAACCCCTAATAAGGTTATCTTGTATTCTTAATTGTTCATCTTGTATTTTTAGTTGCTCGTCTGTTTTTTTTGCTTGTTCTTTTAATTTTTTATTTTCTTCCGTGGTAGCATATGTACCAATGGAAAACACAATAATGGTCCCTAGTACCCACAAAAAAGTAGTCATAATTATCTCCTAAGTCAATCAACAGCATTTAATAATGCTGTTGATATTGCAATCACTTATTACAAAGTTCTAATGCGGCATCAATAAAAGGTCCTAGGCTTATTTTTGCTCCGGGCATGTGTGGATTATCTTTCCAGTAATCTGAGTTGTTGATGTCTTCTGCTGGATACTTCCCTTTTCTAGCTAATGCATTGGCTAAACCAGTCATCGCATACACTCGATTTGTGTCTAGATCCATGATAAAGACACCGCCATAAATGCACTGTAATTGCGCTTCGTTACTATTGAACGCCCATTCATCACCATATTCATCTTTAGTAATACCCTTAAAAGGCACTGCAAAAGCGACAGATGATAAAGTTAATAATAAACAACTAAGAGTGAATTTTTTGATTTTCATTTTGTTGGTATCCTTTTATTGAGTATTGAGTATTGAGTATTGAGTATTGAGTATTGAGTATTGAGTATTGAGTATTGAGTATTGAGGTTTTCTGGCAATAGGTATACAAAGCAATTGAAGTAACAGATATCTACGGCCCTAATTTAGCAAAATCATCGGGCTAATTTAGAAGTCAGTGATTGTGAGGTAAATCACAATCAGAAAATTAATCATCCTGCCTCTTTTTTGGGCTTTGACTGCGCGAACGAATCGCTAACTGCCTGCATATTTAACTGTGCCGCGCTGTCCATCGCACGATAATTTTCTATTAGCCTCTGTTCCTCGTTTGTTATGTTGGTTTGAGGGGTGCGCCTCCCTGTAAGTACATATGAGATATCTATACCAAATCTCTCGCCAAGAAGAGTAATTGTTGCTGCATCAGGCATTGTTTCCCCTCTCTCATATTTTCCCCAAGTGCGCGTAGAGATACCAAAAACAGATGCTACAGCTTCCTGGCTATTACCTGTTTTTTCCCTTTCTTCACGCAACCTAGAGCCAATTAGGAATAATAGTGCCTCTTTTGTTGTTGACATAAGAATAAAACTTCCTTAGATTGTGTTGTACAGGAACTTAGTGGATCACAATATATCATTATGAATATGAAACAAGTCAAACATGTTCAACGATCACGTATTCCTAGGGGGGTTGTATCAAAAAATCCCGTACCGATACGTCTCTCCCCTGATGAGCGTTTAGAGCTGGAAATACTTGCTGAGAAAGAAGGTCGCTCACTTTCTAGTATGGCGAGACTTGTTCATCTTGCCGGAATGGTAGCTATTGAGTCCGAACTTCAAGCGGATTAAAGAGGCGATATGAAAAACATTACAATAAATATCAGCGTTCCTGTCCCATATGTATCAATTGATGAATACTCACGCTTAAGTGGTATTCCTGTAGATACATGTAGAGGAATGGTCAGCGATGGCCGAATTATTATTAGGCCAAAGCAACAACCAAAAGAGAAAATCGAAGTAAATTTAATAGCGATGCTGAAAGATGCTATTAAAAATAGCTGAGGTGATAATGATGAATCACACAAATCTCATTTTAAAACATGTTAGCAATCACACAGAGAGTTACGGCGCTTTTGCAATTCGCCGGTTGCCGAGAAATAAGATTAATCAAACAACTCGCTACCAAGTCAGCGACGGAGAATATTCATACGGCAAGTTTGACTCAAAAGAGCAAGCGATGTCTCAAGTCAGGCAGTTATATAGGAGCAGAGAACATGCAACGTCTAGCAACTGATTCTGGATTACCAAATTTAAAATTATTATCCCCCATTGAGCGTGCCGATTTTCATTTAACAATCGTGCGCCGAATAGCAGATGTCCTGCAATATGCGGGAGACAATACTCAGCTATCTCTTTCCGATGTGATAGTCATCTTTGAATCATTCATGAAGATTAGTACGGGTGAAAATTATGAACTGAGATTATTAAACCGAGGATTAAACAATAAAACTGAAATGAATGTTAAAGAAACTGATTATGCTATCGCGGCGAGACCGTCATCTTATATTATTACTGAAATAATGGAATTAAGAAAAAATGAGAAAAATGAGCATAAAATAGAACTTTATACTAAAGCTATTAACAAATACTATTCTGCTATTGAATCTGCTATTGCTGCAATAAAGCATAAAACAATAATTAAAGGTAAATAATATGACAGCACATATACACGCTAAAAATATGGCTTTATATGCACAAGATGCTTTGAAAACAAATGAGCCGTGGCTGATGTGGGAGCGGTTTTATATTGAAGCGATCGGCTGGGAGCAATGTCCACACAATCCCGGATGGAACCCGGAATTTAAATATCGCCGCAAGCCCGAAATGATTACTGTCGGTACAGTTAGTTTTCCAAAACCTGTTGATTATGAATTAGAGCAGGGCCAGCGATATTATGTAATACATATTGTATCGTCGCTACAGGGAAATGTTGGCACGCGTTTATGGGGCGATGATGATGTCGGTCGCGAATACTTGCAGAATGGATTTATTCATTTAATAAAAGAAGCCGCTCAGCAACATTTTGATGCATTAATTAAAATCAACAGAGGTGAATTCTGATGAACTCACTCGAAAAGATGGCTCATAAATATAAATTAACTGGCGATGACTTTAAGTCACCAAAGATAACTGACGGCTTATTATATCCACTCGTCATGTTGTATGTTGCGTCAGCTATTATTTTCTTACTGAAATAAGTAAAGGGGGAAGTATGGCAAATACAGAAGCATTCCGCTTTGCTAAAATAGCGATGGGAAACCGGGCTGATGCACTTAATCAGTTATCAGCAATACGATATCAACACTTCGGGAATAATGAAAAAGAGTTGAGCGAATTTGTTTCACTCATGCGCGATAGATGGGAGTGGCCGGACAGCTTCGTGTTCAACAAACGGGTTCTGATTGCTATTTTCAATCTCGCTGATATTCCAGAATCACGACATGATATTAGTTTTAATGAATTCACTTCCGATGAGAGGAAATCATTAGTACGAACAATTAATCACTTGAAAGTGGTGGCTAGCATATTTCCCGAGCGATTATCAATACCCCGTTAATTGATAATTAATTTTAATGGCGTAAACCCGCCCGGCCTTTTATTAACTGAATAAAGGAAAGTGAAAATGAGAAATATCGAAAAGAGAAAAATAAAGATTGGCGGCAAAGTTGAAGACAATACTTTGCTGGAATTGCTCAACGACGCACGCGCAGATGAAAGACAATGCTGTGCAGCTCGCTTTTCAGCCCGTCTTGCAAAACTCTCAACGCGCATTCTTCAGCATAAGCTTGATTATGCTAATGCTTCTCTGTTGTTAACCGACGAAGTGCGTGAAATCGAACGTCAAGCGGGGGAATGGCATTATGTCTGATTCTGTTGATATTGCTGAAAAACATATTGCCGCAACGTTAGAACGCCAGATTAAAGCTGTTATTGGCCGCCATATTAGTGTTTCAGCATTTGAGTGCGAGGACTGCGGTAATTCTATTTCAGAAGAACGTCGTAAAGCGGTAATCGGAGTCACCCGCTGTATGACATGTCAGTCAATTCTTGAGCTTAAAAATAAGCACTACGCAGGTGGATGCTGATGAGCACCACTTATTACAACGAGATAGATCCATTTGCCGCGCAGTGGCTGCGTAATCTGATTGCCGCAGGACATATTGCACCCGGTATTGTTGATGAACGGAGTATTGAAGATGTCACACCTAGTGATTTGCGAGGATTCGTTCAGTGCCACTTTTTCGCTGGGATCGGAGTCTGGAGTTATGCACTCCGGCGTGCAGGATGGCAGGACAATAAACCGGTCTGGACAGGTTCGTGTCCTTGTCAACCTTTCAGCGTCGCAGGCAAAAAAGAAGGGGTTGCTGATGAGCGGCACCTCTGGCCAGCCTTTTTTCATCTCATCAGCCAGTGCAGACCTGGCGTCATCTTTGGTGAACAAGTTGCAAGTAAAAACGGCCTTGCTTGGTTCGACATTGTACAGGCTGACTTGGAAACAGAGAATTACGCCAGCGCAGCGGTCGATCTCTGCGCTGCGAGCGTCGGCGCGCCACACATCAGACAGCGGTTATTTTTCTGCGCTACCAACGCCGATGGCGCGCGATTACCGCGGGTGTATGAGCATGAAAAATCTGGAGAAGCGGAAATCACATCCGCGTGGAGTGAATTTACAAGAATTCATGCAACGTCAGGTTGGAAGACCTGGTTATCTCAATCCGGAAATCCCGCGCTTGTTGATGGGACTGCCGGCCGAGTGGGACGAACACGCGCCTACGGCAATGCGATTTGTGCGCCCGTCGCGCAAGTATTCATAAGATCATATATAGAGTGCTACTCAAATGAATAAAACCATTCTGAAATGGGCGGGCAGCAAAGCCCGCATCATGAATAAATTACATTTACCAGCCGGGAAACGGCTGGTAGAGCCTTTCGCAGGTTCATGTGCGGTCATGATGAATACGGATTATGACGAATATTTGATTGCTGATATCAATTCAGATTTGATTAATATGTATCAGCAAATCAAAGATAATGTTGAATCATTTATAGAATTATCACGAGATTTTTTTAAGTTCTATAATAATGAGCATGGCTTTTATCTGTTGAGAGACAAGTTTAACTCAGAGTTGCCGGAATGCCGTTCCCCACTTATTCGCGCTGTCTGGTTTTTATATCTGAATCGCCATTGTTTCAACGGCTTGTGCCGATATAACAAAAGTGGTCATTTCAATGTGCCGTTTGGTAAATATAAATCGGTGTATTTCCCGGAAAGTGAGATTCGTGCTTTTGCTGAAAAAGCGCAACGAGCGACGTTTATTTGTGCTGACTGGAGAGAGACATTGCAGCTTGTTAAAGCTGATGATGTTGTATATTGCGATCCGCCCTATCTTGGTAAATTCACCAATTATCACAGTCATCATTTCAGCTTTAGTGAGCAGCATAAACTGACGAATGCGTTAATCACATTACATAACGAATCGGGTAATTCTATTGTTGTATCAAATAGCATAGATGCTAAAAGCATTTATGAAGGTTTTGATGTTTTTGATATTACAGAAATTACAGCTCAGCGCTCTATTGCTGCGTCAGGCAATAGCAGAAAACCTGCGATAGAAATTATTGCTAGTCTATTGATGGGGGTGAGCTAATGATTGATATCCGGTGTCATGCAGATAATACAATCAATGTTATCTCCGTTTCTGGCGGTAAAGATTCTTTGGCTCAATGGTTGCTGGCTATTGAAAATGGCGTAAATCATATTGCTGTATTTGCGGATACGGGACATGAACACCCGCAAACTATGGAATATTTGGATTATCTGGAAAATCGTCTGGGGAGAATTCAGCGAGTGCGTGCTGATTTTTCGGATCGGATAAATGCTAAACGGGAGTTTATCAAGGCACGTTGGCCTATTAGTCTGGTCGCAGAATGTGGAATGACTGCGGCACAGGCAGAAAATCGCATCATTGCTGCGCTCAAGGTCTTGTTTCCTACTAATAACCCGTTTCTTGATCTGTGCATGTTAAAAGGACGTTTCCCATCAACAAAAGCACGATTTTGCACCTTCGAGCTTAAGCATAAACCCATCTCCGATCAGATTATCAAGCCTTTGTTATCTGAATTTGATGAAGTTATTTCATGGCAGGGTGTTAGAGCGCAAGAGTCACCATCCCGCGCGGGGTTGTCTGTTTGGGAATCGGATATTGATGATACTGCGGGACTGTCCGTTTATCGCCCGATTTTATCATGGACTCATGAACAGGTTTTTGCACTGGCGAAAAAGCACGGCATTAAACCTAATCCGCTGTATCAGCAAGGTTGCTCACGTGTTGGGTGCATGCCGTGCATTCATGCCCGTAAATCTGAACTAGCGGAAATATTCGTTCGTTTCCCTGATGAGATTTCCCGCGTCGCACGATGGGAACGTGTGGTATCGGCTTGTTCCCGGCGAGGTAACAGTGCTTTTTTCCCTTCCCATCAAGATCCCGTTAAGCGGGAACGTCGCATTGATTGCGTAACTCTGGAGTCTCACGGCATAGAGACATACCGGGAGTGGGCGATGACATCTAGGGGGGGGGGGGCGTCAATTTGATTTATTGGCCGAAGAAAATTTATATCAGGCGTGTAGTTCTGTTTATGCTGGGGGGTGTGAGTGACGCATATTGAAGGGCGCAACGGCGATTATCACGCCGTAAGGCGTCAACAGTATGAAATGTTTAAACCGGGGTTGCCACATAGTGCAACTCTGGCAGAGCGTGTTTTATGGGATATCAATCCCGATGATCATGATTGGCGTCACCAGTATATCGGTCGGATGCCTGATTTTCTGGCGAAATACTTTTCTGTCCGCTATACGAAAATCTATAAAGAATCAGGTCGTCGTCGGGCTAATACATTCTTACGTAAAACCATCGGTGAGAGTGTATTACCTCGATTTGACAAGGTGATGTCTCGTTATGCTTTCAAGCACATTACATCCGGTATTACACCGTGGCCTTTCATCGAGCAGTTGAGTAACTTGCCAACACTTGGTCGAACTGAAATTAAACAGCTTGCTTGGGAAATCTCACGTTTTATTACCGAAAGCTATGAAAATGCGTCTACGTGTTTTGCCGAACAGTTACCGAAAGACGAAAACGAAGCGCGTAAACGCCTTGTTGATATTTATACCTTGATTGCCGGGTTAACCATACAAGCCGGCACAAATGCGCCCTATTGGCAGCAATTTACAAAAGGCCGGAAAAAACCGACTGATGACCAATTGTGTTCTGGTTTGTTGCGCATGATGTCTGATAAATGGTGGTACAGCCGTTTAAAGCGAATGCGTGATATTCGTGCTGAACATTTAGCTATTGCAGTGGGGCAAGTTCAAAAAGCTGCATCATCTTACGTTTCACGCTCTGCATTGCGTGAGTGGAATGAACAGAAGCGTCTTAACTGGGAATTTATTAAAGAATTTGATTTAGAAAATAATCAAGGTGAGCGGGTTTCTTTAGAAGAAATGGTGCTAGCAAGTGTCGCTAATCCATCCGTTCGTCGATGTGAATTGATGGTGCGTATGCGTGGTTTTGAGGATTTGGCGGATGAATTAGGCTGCGTCGGTGAATTTTATACCATTACAGCCCCCTCTAAATATCACGCTGTTCATAGCGGCGGGGGCTTTGTGTCTAACTGGAATGGTTCAAACCCCAGGGATACTCAGCAATATCTTTGTAAAGTTTGGGCAAAAATTCGTGCCGCGTATTCGCGGGCTGGCATTAATGTTTTTGGTTTTCGAGTTGTCGAACCACATCATGACGGTACCCCGCATTGGCATTTGCTATTGTTCGTTCGCCCCGAACATGTTGAAGAATTGCGAGATATTTTTTGCTATTACGCCCGTATTGAAGATTCCGAAGAATTACAAAGCCAAGAGGCACTAAAAGCGCGTTTTCATGTTGAACCTATTGATAGGGAACGCGGCAGTGCAACGGGTTATATCGCTAAGTACATTTCTAAGAATATAGATGGTTACGCGCTTGATGATGATATTGATGATGAGACGGGCGAAAAAATTAAAGATATGGCGAAGGCCGTGTCTGCGTGGGCGAGTCGTTGGCGCATTCGTCAGTTTCAACAAGTCGGCGGTGCGCCCGTCACTGTTTGGCGTGAGTTGCGTCGGTTGCCGGGTGATGAGCAAATTTTACCTGATGTGGACATGGATAATGTCAGATTTGCTGCGGATATAGGCAACTGGTACGCATACACAGAGTTTCAGGGCGGCCCGCTTGTGGCACGCAAAGATTTAACCGTGCGTTTATCTTATGAAATTACTGAGCAAGGTAATGCATACGGTGAAGATATTCAGCGTATCGCAGGCATTTATTCGCCGCGACTAGGTGATGCATCATCTTATATCACGCGTGATGTTAAGTGGCAGCTAGTCCCCAAGTTCGACTCTCAACCAAAGGGAGGGGGTTTGGTTTTTCCTGGCGCCTTTAGCGCCCCTTGGAGTTCTGTCAATAACTGTACGCGGGGGTATCGAGTACGGTCAAATGAGAATGAATTAGTAGAAAAAGTCATCGACTATGCCGATTCAATCGGCTTGAATTTCGGCAAAGCCGAAGTGCAATCATTAATTATCGGAGGAAAAATCAATGTAGATGATAAGTGTTATCAATTACGTTCTGACGGTTCGTTGCGTCAGACAGTAACAGAGCATCAGCAACAAGCGCGTCGCAATGCGCTATTGCAGCGCATTAACCAACTCAACCCATTAATCAACCACAAAAGGTGATGTATGAATTTAGTATTAAGTGCAAAGCAAATTAAAGATTTAGCCGAGTTTGTCGGTTTTTCCGTTTCAGTGACTGGGCGAATCGGTAAGGATTGTTATGAAGAGTATGTGATTTGCGAAGGCACAATTGCAGATGACCCTATCGGCTGCTCACATGAATATAATGGCTTGATTGTTCAAGCTACAACATACTCTGGTAAATACCCATTAACGAATCAATCTGTGCACTGCCACAACTGTTTCGTGGAATTGTATCCGCTTGCTCAGTTCGATATGTGTGACCGTTGTCGCGAGGAAAGTGAATAATGACTGACTCAACTACAACTGCGCGTACGCGCGCAGTAAATAGCGTTCTGTCAGAAATGACAAAGCAGGATGAGCGCTGGGGCGCTGACCGCGATCATCACCCGTTTGTATGGGCCTCAATTTTAGGTGAAGAAGTTGGGGAATTCCATCAAGCCATATTACATGATGTATTCGGCGGTAATCACTCAGGAACGGCAAGAGATGAAGCTGTGCAGATTGCTGCTGTCGCGCTGCAAGTTATTGAGTATTATGACCGGAGACGACCCGGTTTATCATATCTGAATAACACGGCATGGGTTGGTTTTGATCCCGGCCATGAGTGTACGCCATGAAAATGATTCAACGAACTCGAACTCCAAGAGAAGATAGATTACTTGCTATTTTAAAAGAAAATAGTGACCGTTTTTATATTGATGATGACGGTGTGATTCATATCAACTGGGAGCACCCCGCAGTACGTGCGGAAGTGATGAAACATATTGAGCAGCTTGCTCATATAAAACCGGGTGACACACTACCGGGGTAACATCGATTAACTTAACCTAAACCCGCTCTTAGCGGGTTATTTTTTACCTTGAAAATGAGGTGGTAAATATCAGGTGAGTGAATCGTTCAAACAAATCATTGCGTCTTGTGACAGGAAAAAAAACCAAAATATCGACAAAATGAGTCACACGTGATTCAATGGGATCGGTTTTGGCATTCAGGATATTATGTATGAGTAACACTAAAATTACGTCTATGGCGGCAGCAATGGCGATTGCTATAGCCCCAGTGCCAGCTGACAGCATAGGGTGCCATGATGCAATAACCTGCACCAAAAACACCATGACATTACAACAGGTGAGTGATTCAGTCGTTTTTCTTCCCATTGAAGAGGCAACTATTTTTATCGCGAATATGGCTAGTCGGATGCGATTTCATTTAAAAAAACTGCGCTCTGAGTGGGAGTCGGTGCGTATCCCCATTGACGATAAAAGCATATCCAGTTTTGCGAAGGACAACATGCATTACTTGGCTAAGCATATTGTTGTCTGCGCAAGTTTCATTCAAGCGGCAAAAGTCGCGTTAACTGCCGTTCCTGATACAAACACAGAATTACGCGGCATGATCACTCGCTTCGGGCGTGCATCTGCTGACTTACGTTATACGTTGGAAGAAATTACTGCGTTTACCAAAAGTACGCATATCCCTAATAAAGTATCAAATGCAGGTGCTGACTTAGATAAAGATGCGGTCCGAGAACTTATTCGTACCGAACATATTGCTTTAGGCTTGGAAGCTCCAGTTTTCCATTGAAGGGGATGCCGTGATCCACGTTTCTATTCACAAAGATATCGAAATCCCCGCAGTTGCAAGGCAATATGCAAAAATTTTGCAAGATTGGAAAAATGGCGGATCGCTTCCCGCCATTTTTGGTGATGAAGGGCGTTGGGAAGACCACGCTTCTCTATGTCAATCTTATGTTTTTAAAATTCATATTAGATTACCCGGCGAACCTCCTTGGCCCGGTCATTTGCCTGCTGCGGCCAGAAAATCTAATAGCTACCTGGTTTATTCACGACATTGGTGTGACCCATCAAAATATCAAATTATTAGCATCATGAGTCCTAACGCTCATGAGCTAGCAAGAACCTCATTTCTTGCCGTACTGGTTGATCGGGCGGAAGATTTTCAAAACACCTGATAATGAGTTTGCCCGCCAGTTGGCGGGTGATTTTTTTATATAAATTACTTGCACAAATCTGCATAATTTTGCACAATAATCACCACTCCAGTAATTCCCTCCCATGCCAGACCCGGCAAGACTTCATCCACCACGCACAACTGCACAAAAACGCCCCCTTTTTGCGTGCGGGCGAGGCGGGGGACAGCTCGCGCGCTGAGGGGTGCCAAAGTGATATTGGATAATATTGGCTATTTGCGCCAAACTATCGTTCTGAGTATTGATTTCAAGGGTAGAGATATGGAGCATGTGGGAAAGCTAGCGCTTCAATGTAGAAGCGCTGAGGGTGTTTAACTGTGAGTAGTCTTAATCAATCTTAGCCAGAGCATAATCTTTGCGGCGGATTACTTCGATACCTAACCAATCGTTAAGCTGTTTCATCCTTTCAATGATGGGGTAGAGTTCATTGACAGCAAAAACTTTTGCAACCTTTTCAATATCACCGAATCCCCCAACATTATCAGGCTTGCCGCCCATTAATTGGTAAGGAACGCGATGGGCATCAAGCATATCGCCGCGTGTAACATCCTTGATACCAGTAAACTCATCTTTCGCGGCGATTTGGCTGAATGGTAGAATTTGTAGCCCATCTTTTTTCCCGCCTGCGGCGTATACAAACAGGTTTTTGAACGCCCCGCCGCCACGTGCATTTCTTAATGACTGCTTTAATTTTTCGATGTCTTTGTTGTTAGCAATCGGATCGGTCAAGTAAACAATAACACCGGCGTGACTGCCGTTAATGTAATAGTTGCGGCGAAACAGTGTTGCTTCTCCGTTAAGCATGGCTGAATGCATCACGGCCATATATTCGGGCGTACCGTAAATTTCTTGGTGAATGCTTGGTGATTTGAGGTGAAACACCGATCCGGGTTGAAAAGCGTGGTCTTCCGCATAGTACGTCACGAACCAATATTGATCCAAGTCCTCGCCGCGCCGGGTGTATTTAGCCAACGAATGTTTAAGCGCCAGCGGTTTTCCAAGTCTGTTTTTGACTAACTCTAGGTAAGCATTACCAAAGACCAAGAAATCAAAAATAAATGCTTCGATATCTCCGCGTTTTAACAACGTGTGAGGTTCGATACAACTCATGATCACATTACGTTTAAAAATGATTGGTGACTGGTGATGCACAGCGCTATCAAACATGCGTGCCAACCCGTACGGATCGATGGGGGGTTCATAGTAGCGGCCATTTTTGGCGCACTCCATACAATCAAGTAAATCGCGCTGATTGGTGACTGGTGATGCATCACCGAAAGAAAACGATTCTATGCTATCAATTGAATGTTGATCGTTAAGCTCATGCTGCGACGAGTGAGCTGCTCGCTGAGGGTGGGGTTGGTAATTATTTTTGTTATTACGTTTGCGACTCATTAGTTAATATTCCTCGACAAAACTATCGTCAATGCCTCCGGCATCACTGCCGATAGGCTCATTAAACAAAGCATGCATACACGCCCAAGCGAGATCGCCGTGATTGCTGCCGTTGGTGCGGTCAGATTCATAAGAAACCTGACGACCATTGGTCATAATTTTTCGTACAGTCATAAATGAGCGAACAAGTTCTTGGCCGAACCCAGCATCATATTCAATACGACCAGCCCGGATTACCATCTGTGCTTTCATGACCAATGCCCGCTTAAGGACAGGGCTATAAATGTGTTTTTCGGCGGCAGGGAAAAATTTAATGACTAACTGATGAACTGCATCACCGATTCCGGTTCCATCAATGCCGATATGCTGTACGTTGTAACGTGCCGTCAGCGCTTTAATCACTTCGGCTTGCTCTTCAAATTCCATCCCGCGAAGTTGCATCGTTTCTACAACACGGAATTTACCTTTTGATACGGCTGGCGGTGCAACTACGACTAACCCCGCACTATCGCCCTTGCCACCGCTACCGCTCGGGTCATAACCGATCCATACCGGTTTATTACCCATTGGGCGCGGCGCATAGGGGTTCCAATCGGGCCATACATCACGGTTATACCCGTCTACACCACAGCTAAGTAAGGCGTTGTAGTTGAAAGCACGTTCACCTTTCGCAATAAATCGGCAGCGGTATAAGTTTTCATAGTCTTCTGGGCTGTTTTCATCTTTAATTTCATCAAGATTGATGAGGTTAAAACCCTGTGCGATAGCGTCATCAATCGTGACAATTTGTCGCCACATCCTATCGCCACACAATTTGCCGTCTTTTAGTGCTTCATGCGTGGTATCAAATTCAATACGTTGATCTTTCTGTCTTGATTTGTTGTAAAAATCTCCCGTCCAGAACGGGTAGGCTTCATGTTCTTCGCTTGATGGAGTGGAGAAATAAGTGCGGCGTAGCCCGATGTGCGATGCCATCCCTGCCGCCACTTTGCGTAAATTCAGAAAATTAGATACCCAAAAAGCTTCATCGAAATACAAGTTACCCGTATAGGATTGTGCCGTTGCTGCCGATGTACCTAAGAAGTACAGCACTGCACCGTTGCTTAAGACAATCGTATCACCGCCTTTCAGCTCGACTCCGACTTGACGCGCCAGGAATTGAATAAAGCGCTTAAAGGTCATTGCTTGCGCGCGGCTCGCGGAGAGAAATATCTGATTTGTGCCGGTTTCCAGTGCATCAAGCAGCGCCTCCCGCGCAAAGTACCAACTCGCACCGATTTGACGACTTTTCAAGATAAAACGGTTACGCTGTCGTCGCTGCTGATACCAACGTTGTTGATGCTCATACAATGAATCAAGCACCAGTGCCCGCAACTCAGCGATCTGCTCTGGCGTGAAGTGGTTTTTGGGTGCTTTCTTCTGTGTTGCTTTTTCTTGAGCCTTTTTCTCATCACGTGAAAAGCGATCAAGCTGGCGGCCAAGGATATCAATGACTTTTGCGTCATGGGCTGTAATATCTGCCCCTTTCTCAACGATGCGCAGATACTGTACGTCAAGACGTTCTTTTATACGCTGCAACGGTGGGGTTTTGTCCCATTCATCACGCCGACGCCAGGAGTAAAGCGTGTTCGCGCTCACTCCCAGTCTGCATGCAATCTGAGGAATGCTATAGGCTTGCCAATACAGGCTTTTTGCTTCGTCTCTTGTGTCGATAATCTGCTTCATAAACACAAGGCTACCGCGCCCGCGCGTATCAGAATATCTGAGAAGATTGTCGCAAGTTCGCGACAGAGAGAAGGTTTTGCCAGTCAGCGCGTCAACGCCGATGATAGCAATATCAAGTAAATACCTTACTGACCGACTGGAGCGCTGAAATGTCAAAATCAAAATTCTTTCGAGTTGCTGTTGAGGGCGGGACGACAGACGGACGAGAGATAAGACGCCAAGATATTATCGACATGGCAGAAACTTACGATCCTGCTGTTTTTGGTGCCCGCGTTAACATTGAGCATATTAAGTCTGTGCTGCCAGACGGCCCATTCAAAATGCAGGGTGATGTAACCGGCGCACGTTATAGCGAGATAAAAGAAGGGGCACTAAGGGGTAAGTTGGCTTTAGAAGTTCAGATAGACCCGACATTTGAACTGATTGAAACAAATCGCAAACGGCAAAAAGTTTACTCTTCTATTGAATTGCACCCGGCTTTACCGGCCACGGGCCGCGCGTACCTTTGCGGCTTAGCGTTGACGGATGAACCCGCCAGCCTGGGCACTGAAATGCTGAAATTTTGCAGTCAGCAGCCGGTCAATCCTTACGCCTCCCGCAAGAGTTTTCCTGAATCGCTTTTTTCTGCCGTAGAAGAGACCCTGATTGAATTTGAGGAGCTCAATTTTGGAGACAACAGCAGACAATTTTTCACTCGCATCACTGAACTGCTAACGGGTTCAACCAAGCGTTTTGGTCGTGAAGCAGGGGAGTTGCGCGACGCAGTGACACTGATTGCTGAGACTCAACGCGATACGTTAGATCGGCTGGAAAAATACAGCTCACTAGAACAACAGCACAATAAATTACAACAGGATCTCGGTCAGTTGCAGGGTGATTTCGTCGCGTTAAAAATGCTGCTTGAAACGCAACCTAATCATTACAGTCGACGCCCCGTTGCTCACGGCCATGATAGCAACACCACTAATACCGCCGAGTTAACAGATTGCTAACAGGCCCAATCAACAGCAGGAAACGAACATGAGAAATGAAACTCGTGAAAAATGGGATCAGTATATTGCACGCCAGGCGGAGCTGAATAGCATTTCACCAGATGCCGTTACCAAGAATTTCAACGTTGCGCCGTCTGTTGCGCAGACTCTTGAAGACAAGGTGCAGCAATCAAGTGATTTTCTACAGAAAATCAATGTTGTCTCTGTACCAGAACAAGAGGGGGAGAAAATTGGCTTGGGCATCAATGGCCCGCTCGCATCAACAAGCGATTCAACAACGGACCGTCGCAACCCGCGTTCTGTGCATACACTTGAAGATAATGGCTATCGCTGTGAAAAAACCAATACGGATACATTCATTAGTTATGCTCAACTCGATATGTGGGGGAAATTTAAGGACTTCCAGACGCGTATTACTAACCAGATTATCCGACGTCGTGGTCTCGATCGCATTACTGTCGGTTTTAATGGTACTCTCCGCGCCGCAAAATCAGACTTAGCAGCTAACCCCCTGTTACAAGACATTAACATCGGTTGGCTGGAAAAATATCGGCAACATGCCCCGCAGCGGGTCATGAAGAATGTCACAATCACCAGTCGCGATGATGAAAACAAAATTATAGCAAAGGGTGACTATGGCAATTTGGATTCACTCGCTTTCGATGCGACAAGTAATTTACTCGACGAGTGGAATAAGGGCTCTCTCGATCTGGTTGTTATTTGTGGCCGAAATATTGTCACCAGCAAAGATTTTGCGATTATCAACGCTATCAGTGCGAGCAATCCGAATTCAGAGGCGTTAGCTGGAAAATTGCTAGTTGCTAGCAAAACAATCGGGAATATGCCGTCATATATCGCTCCATTTTTCCCCGATGGCGCAATGCTTATTACGCCATTTAAAAACTTGTCGATTTATTGGCAGGAAGCGAAGCATCGGCGCATGATCAAAGAAGAGCCAGAACTGAACCGCATCGCAACTTACGAATCTTCAAATGATGCTTATGTTGTAGAGGATTATGGGTTTGGCTGTCTGATTGAAGGTATTGCTTTCGCCAAAGCGCCCGGCGCGACTGAATAGCTATCTGCCATTTGTAGGAGAAATATCATGCTGACTCCCGCCCAGCGACATTTTCAAAACGTCATGGCACAGCGACGCGGTACGCAAACTGAGACTGGAGATTTTACGGCTTATGAACAGATGTTGTACAGATTGCGTTTGGATAAAGTGAAGCTAGAAAACATTCAATCGAAGGCAGCGAAAGCTGCGGTAAAGCAGAGCTTGATTACCAGTTATCAGGGTTGGATTGATGGCGTATTAAGTGCGGACACAGGCCTGGCTGACGATGTTATCACCACGTTAATGATCTGGAACGTCGATGCTGGCAACATTGATGAAGCGCTACGCATTGCTGAGTATGCTTTACGTCATAAGTTGAGCATGCCCGATGAATACAAGCGTACCACGGCAACGGCGCTCGTTGATGAAATTTGTGATCCTGTGTTGGTTGCATTTAATCGAGATCCGCGGGTTACGCCGATTGATGTCTCCTTGCTACTTCGTCTTGATGCAATGACTACTGAGGAAGATATGCCGGACTTGGTTAGGGCTAAGCTATTTAAAGCCATTGGTTACAGTCTGCGACTTGATGAACGGACGCTAGAATCTGCCCTAGCCTACTTGCAACAAGCAATTACTTTGTTCGGTAACATCGGTGTTAAGCGCGATATTGAGCTATTACAACGCACTATTAAAAATGCAGAATCCAAAGAATCAACCATTTCAGCTTTGGCAGATATTGCGAGCGACGATGTGAGTGTCAAAGAAAACACGCCTGCCCGTAAGCCACGGTTAACTGGCAAGAACAAAACGAAGACGAACGCCAAAATCAAGACCCGTACCGGCAAAACTACGGCGTAAATAGAACGTGCCCCCGCGCACCAGGCGGCACGGTATTGTCGGAGCATTCTGTTTTCGACTATGCCGTCCACCGCCTGATTATGAGGAGAAAATGCAATGAACGGCTTGGTTGCTTCTAAGGGCATCGCGAAAAGTATCACCGAAAGCAGTGGCGAAGAAAATATTAATGATTATAACGCCGTGGTGATGTCATGTGACTTTTTCCCGGAAATTAATCTGTCAGAACTACGTTGTGCAATGCGGCTAAATGGCCGAGTGACCACCGAACGTTTAACCGATAAGACCATTGAAGCGGTTGCTCATATTAACGATCAGCTAGAAAACTGGCGTGTTGTTCAAGAAGCCTCTGGGTTTTCCCGATTGGAGGATGTGCAGCCAGCGCCAAGAGTGAATAACGTGTCTGTTAAGGTTTGGCGATATCGTCGCGCGGTCTATTCAGTAGCAAAGGCGCTATTAACCGAGGCATACCGTGATATTGATACCACTCGCGAGGGTGAAAAGCATGCTGAAGCGTTGAGCACTCAGATAGCCGATCTTTGGCGTGATGCACGATGGGCTATTCGTGATGTGATGGGTGAAGAACGCGGATTGGCGGAGCTAGTCTGATGGAAGTGAAAGCGCTCCAGTGGGACACTGTTGATCTGATTTGCCAACGTTACTATGGCCGTACTCAAGGCGTTGTTGAAGCGGTGTTGAATGCTAATAACGATATTTGCAACACGACGCTATTACGCGGCGGCCAGCTTGTTATCTTACCCGATTTCGCACCAGTGCCGCAGGACAGCATTGTTCAATTGTGGGATTAAATTAAGACACTAGGCTGTACAACTTAGGGAGCCTGTGATTAAGGAAAGGATGATACATGAAAAATCAGCCTGACATTTTTTTCCAACTATGGGAGTGGCTGTTATCAGTTAGAGAACAAGGTATAGGTGCCGCGCTGGCCGCCGCAATGGCTTATCTCAGAGGTCGATATAACGGTGGTAAATTCTGGACAACAATTATGGACGCCATTATGTGTGCCATGATTGCATGGTTTATTCGTGATGTGCTGGATTTTTTTGGTATGAGCACGGATTTGGCTTACGTCGGTAGTGTCATTATTGGTTATCTTGGTACGGATTTTTTCGGCCAACTCATGCGCGGGACTTTGCGTAATAAGGCGGGAATAAAAGAATGACTAGAGGTATTCGAAATAATAACCCAGGTAATATTCGTTGGGGTGATGACTGGCAAGGTCTGGTACCGGGAGCACAACATACCGATAAATCGTTCTGTCAGTTTGTCAGTCCTGAATATGGTATTCGGGCCATGATTAAAATTATTCAGAATTACAATCGCAAATATGGAATTAATACAGTCAGCGGCATTATTTCACGATGGGCACCCTCTAATGAAAATAATACCGATGCCTATATTAACCACGTGTGTAAAGACACGGGAGTGGCTCGCGATCAGGCTGTTGATGTATTTAATAAAGTCTTTATGACAAAGCTGATTAAGTCCGTTATTACCATGGAAAATGGTCATCAACCTTATAGCGATTCGGTCATTGATAAAGCTTTTTCCCTTTTGTAGGGCAATATTATGAAGTTTAACGCTCATGGTTATACCGTTATTGCGCTGGCGCTTGTCTGTCTTATTGCTTATCACTATCGGAGTAAATATACAGACCAGCTTAATACAAGCATTAAGCTACAGAGTGAGTTGCTGGAGCAGCAGAATGAAATCGTTAATCAGCAGGAGCGGATAAGGCTCCTGTCTGAACTGGATAACCAGCATACAAAGGAGCTTGCTCATGCCAAATCTGAAATTGATGTGCTTCGCAATGATGTTGCCGCTGGTCGTCGCCGGTTGCGTATCACGGCCACCTGTCATCAAGGCGACGCCGATTCCTCCGGCAGCGTGGGCCATGCAGACACCCCACGACTTAACCCGGCAACTGAACAAGATTATTTCGATTTCCGAAGAATGATTGTTGAGAATGAGCAACAAATAAAATATTTGCAGGACTATATCAAAACTCAGTGTCAGTAGCGGGGAAAATATGCTGAAAACAAAACTGATGAGAGACATTATCACAAAACACAATCCGTTTTTTGTTCAAAATCCAGACAGATTAGAAGTGTATGTAACTGAGGGAAATCTGATAGCAACCGGAACGGCTTCGCCATTATTTTTGTATCAGTATAAATTGCATGTACTGGCGCTTGATTACCCGGCCTCGCTCGATAGTCTCAGCATCCCGGTTCTTGAATGGGCTCGTCGGCACCAACCTGATTTGCTGTTTAATCCCGATCAGCGTACGGACGGCATTAAATTTGACGCGGATATTTTAAGTGATGGTACCGCAGATATTTTATTTGTATTACGAACAACTGAGCGTGTTGTTGTTCAAACGGAAAACGGACAATTGACAACGCAACATCTTGATGAGCCTCCTTATCCCTCGGCCAGTCCTAGTAAAGATCCTTGGGGGGTATTAATTGACGGGGACGTGCAGAAATGACGAAAAATAATTCACTATTCGTTGCGCTTGATAATGAACTGCAAAGATTAATCAGTACAACAAAACCAGCATATCGCCGCATGCTGGCTAACAAACTGGCAAAAGCAATCCGCGCCGACCAGCAAAAACGCATCCGTAGCCAAAAAAATGTGGATGGTACCGCTTATGAGCCACGCCGCCGCCGTGTATTGCGCTCACAAAAACGCATTAAATTTTTGTATCAGGGTGATGTTCGCACGTTGAAGAACTGGCGGGCAACGCGCGGGCGACGTGGGCGCATGATTACCGGCTTTGATGAAGAACGTGGCGCAGTGCGCTCATTTTATCGCAGCGGCATAGAGCGTTATCTTGAAATTAATCACAGTGAAGTGAAAAAAACGTCAAATCGCCGTGATCCGATGTTCCGGCGATTGAGAACCGCACGTTTTCTTAAGTCCAGTGCATCATCAGCCGCCGCTGTTGTTGGCTTTCAAGGCCGAGCCGCCGCAATTGCTCGTCAACATCAGTACGGTTTGGAGGGCAGTATTAACGCTCTTGCGGAGGTGCGTTATCCGCAGCGCCAATTATTGGGCCTCACACCCCATGATCGGTTGCAATTGATTGAACTGATTTATCATGATTTGGTTGGACAATTATGACATTAGCCGAATTGCACCGACTGTTAACAAATATTATCCGCGCGGGCTTGGTAACTGAAATTGATCTCAGAGGTCATCGTTGCCGAGTACAAACCGGCGACTTAAAAACCGACTGGTTGCCTTGGTTAACTACGCGAGCAGGCCATTCCCGAACTTGGTGGGCACCCAGTGTTGGCGAACAGGTTTTATTGCTGTCTATGGGTGGAGAGTTGACTACAGCTTTTGTCTTACAGGCTGTTTATTCTGATCAGTTTCCGGCACCGGCTGTTTCTGCCGAAGCTATTCATATCGCTTTCCCCGATGGGGCAGTAATGGAATATGAACCGGCGTCCAGTGCCTTAAAAGTAACAGGTATTAAAACAGCAACAGTGAATGCTTCTGGTTCTGTTCATGTCACTGCGCCAGAAATCACTTGTACAGCAAGTAGTCAAATAACGCTTGATACGCCTCACGTCATTTGTACCAATTTACTGACAACAGCCAACTTTGTAGTGCAAAGAGGCGGAAAAATGACGGGTAATATTGAGCATAGCGGCGGGCAATTCAGCTCAAACGGTGTGATCGTAGATTCTCATAAGCATGCTGGCGTTAAATCAGGCGGCGACACATCAGGGGGGCCTGTATGAAATATGTAGGCATGAACAAACAAACGGGCCGCAGTATGACTGATATTGAACACGTTCGCCAGAGCATCACCGATATTTTAATGACCGCGATTAACACTCGCGTTATGCGCCGCGATTACGGTTCATTGCTGCCCGCACTGATTGATCAGCCGCAAAACCCGGCATTGCGTTTAAAAATCATGAGTGCTTGTTATATGGCTATCTTGAGATGGGAACCCCGCGTGCGCCTGACAACAATTACATTTCAGCGTGCAGAGGCCGGAGAAATGCACGTTGAAATAACCGGCGTTCATATCAATAGCAATGATTTAGCAATAGCCATTCCTGTGAGGTAAAACAATGCCGACCATTGATCTAAGCCAGTTGCCGCCACCTGATGTCGTTGAGCCACTGGATTATGAAAGCCTGTTGGCTGAACGTAAAGCCAAATTAATATCTCTTTATCCAGAAGAGCAACGAGCAGCAATCACTCGCACGCTTGAGTTGGAATCTGAGCCGATTGTTAAACTATTACAAGAAAACGCTTATCGGGAATTATTGCTACGTCAGCGCGTGAATGAAGCCGCCCGCGCGGTAATGGTGGCCTATGCGACGGGTAATGATTTAGATCAGTTGGGCGCAAATAATAATATCACGCGCTTAATATTACAGAATGCTGATGACAGTACTATCCCGCCAACGCCCGCAGTCATGGAGTCAGATAGAGATTTTAGGGTTCGTATCCCGCAGGCTTTTGAAGGGCTAAGTGTTGCCGGGCCGATAGGCGCTTATGAATATCATGCCCGTTCCGCCGATGGCCGCGTTGCTGATGCGTCAGCGATCAGTCCGTCACCGGCAAACGTCACTGTGACTATTATGTCACGAGAAAATAACGGTATTGCTTCACCCGATTTACTCAATAAAGTCGCCGCAGCGCTGAATGACGAGAATGTCCGCCCCGTTGCTGATCGAGTAATTGTTCAGTCAGCTAAGGTAATTGAATATCAGATTGATGCTGTGCTTTATCTCTATCCGACACCGGAGTCTGAACCCATTCGTATCGCCGCTGAACAGCAAATGAAACGCTATACAGAAACTCAGCATCGGCTAGGCCGTGATATTCGGTTATCTGCCATTTATGCCGCGCTGCATGTTGAAGGCGTACAGCGAGTGGAATTGAAATCACCCTCCGATGACGTGGTGTTAGATAAAACTCAGGTGTCATTTTGCACCGCCGCGAACTTGAAAGTAGGGGGTTCTGATGAATGACTGCCTATTGCCAACAGGCTCTACGGTTTTGGAAGTGGCCGCAGCTAAGGCATGCGCGCAATTACAAGATGTGCCTGTGCCACTTCGCCAACTCTGGAATCCTGACACTTGCCCGGTGGAATTATTACCCTATCTAGCATGGGCGTGGTCCGTTGATCGTTGGGATGAAAACTGGCCGGTAACAACTAAGCGAGAAGTAATAAAAAACTCACTATTTTTGCATAAACATAAGGGCACTATTGGTGCTATCCGCCGTGTGGTAGAGCCGTTGGGCTATTTCATTCAAATAAAGGAATGGTGGCAAACAAATGATGCGCCCGGCACTTTTCGACTTGAAGTCGGCGTTCGTGAGAGCGGGATTACGGCGGAAATATTTTCAGAGCTTGAGCGTTTAATCTCTGATGCCAAACCCGTTAGTCGTCACTTAATTGGTTTAGCTGTGAGTTTAGATATATCGGGTATCATTCACTGCGCGGCAACAAGCTATATCGGCGATAGTCTGACAGTTTACCCTTATTTGCCAGAAATGATTGAGACTAAAGGTACCGCTTATGCGGGGTCAGCGGTTCATTTAATTGATACGATGAGGATTTTATCATGAAATATTTCGCCATTTTAACTAAGTCGGGCGCAGCAAAACTGGCAAATGCTGCCGCACTGGGTACCAAGATTAGTATTACTCACATGGCTGTGGGTGACGGTGGCGGCAAATTGCCGGAACCTGACGCTAATCAAACAAAATTAGTTAATGAAAAGCGCCGCGCTGCAATTAATGCATTAAGCGTCGATCCAGTAAACACTAACCAAGTCATCGCTGAACAGATTATTCCTGAAAACGAGGGCGGTTGGTGGCTGCGTGAAATTGGTTTATTTGATAGCGAGGATAGCTTAATTGCAGTAGCAAATTGTCCAGAAACCTACAAACCACAACTACAGGAAGGTTCAGGCAGAACACAAACGGTGAGAATGATTTTGATTGTTAACAATACTGAATCAGTCACGTTAAAAGTTGATCCCTCTGTCGTTCTGGCAACCCGCGAATATGTTGATAAAAACACGATTGAAGTGAAAGTTTACTGTGATAATGCGTTTAAAGCCCATCTTGCGGCTAGTGATCCGCACTCACAATATTTATTAAAAAAAGATTTACCGCCGTTGCCTGATGCCTCATTGACTCAGAAGGGAGTTGTACAACTGAGTAGTGCAACAAATAGCGTAAGTGAAACCTTAGCGGCTACACCAAAAGCCGTAAAGGCAGCTTATGATCTTGCAGCAAGTAAGCTTGCGAGCGTGTCCAACGCCACGCTCTCAGAAAAAGGAATAACCCAACTCACAGACAAAACAGGTAGCAGTAATACCCTTGCGGCAACACAAAAGCTGGTTAGTGAGGTTAATGACAATGCTAATAGCAGATTGTCCAAAAATCAAAACGGTGCCGACATCCCCGACAAAAACGCGTTTGTGAAAAACCTCGGGTTGTCGGAAACTGTGGAATTGGCTAAGAATGCAGTGCCGAGTAGCCGGAAAATTAATGGCAAAGCGTTGAGTGGGGATATCAATATTACGTCTCAGGATATCTTTGATGAACCCGTTACCATCCACGAGAACGCCGATTTAAATACATACAGGACCGGGGGACTTTATTATCAACCATCATCGGCGTGGGCAGTAACAGGGAAAAATTATCCGCGCGGGGCAGCGGGCTCATTGATTGTTTTGAGAGGTGGATATACACAACGTTATTGTGTGATTGGAAGTTCTGAATCGTATATTAGAGGATATTATGACAGCCTCGGTTGGTCTGCGTGGGCTAAAGAATATAATTCTGAAAATCCTCAGCCGCCCGATATCCCTATCGGAGTTCCGCTTCCGTACCCCCACAGATACACTCCACCCGGCTACTTAACATGTAACGGCCAGACATTTAATAAATCTGTATATCCGAAGTTAGCAGAAGCTTATCCTGCCGGTAGGGTACCCGATTTAAGAGGGGAATTTATTCGAGGGTGGGATGATAGCCGGGGCGTTGATCCAGGGCGAATGTGCGGAACGTGGCAAGCTGACTGCATTCCAGATCACAATCACTACAAAGTAGCTTCAAAACAATTAGTTGAAGACCTTGTATTGACCGGGGATGCCGGATGGTATACATCAT